TTCGTCATCATGTTTTTTATACATATTTACTTTAGGCTTTTTAACAAGTTTCGGTTTAGAAACTTCAGTTTCCTTTTCTTTGTTTTCCATTATTTTTTCCTCTTAAGGTTGAGTGCCTTATGGATAAGGGTAGCTCTTATACTGTCTCCATATTTTGTGGGCTGGACATTAAACCTGCTGTTTCAGTAGGCTGTTTTGTACCAGGTGGCACATTGTTTTGGTTTTCCATTTGTTGGTTCATTGATTGAACATCAGTCATAAAATTATTTACAGCTTCTTGTTCATCTTGACCCCCGTATCGTGTCATAGCAAATTTTACTATATACGATAGTGGAAAGATAACATTAGGTTCTTTACGTCCAATAGCCTCCATTAAAGGAGTAAACTCTGGTAATAATTTTCCTAATGAATTTACAACAGATGGAGATAGAATATCACTTAAAACTTTCCTATCTTCAGCTGTTAATTCTTTAAATCTATTAGCTAATTCAACTTCCATATCAGAAGCATCTGGAAATTCTGCTTTTAATGGATCTACATTAGTTTGGTCTACAGGAGGAGTTACTTGAGCCTGTGTTGGTTGTGCTCCTTGTAGTGCACTTAAATTAGGTGCTGCAGGAATCATAGGTTTTTTATTTACTAATCCTGTTGTTGTAGTTCTTTGATCTGGTCCTATTGCCATTATGCTAATACCTCTTTAATTTTTTTCTTTGGAATAAATTTACTAATTAATAAACTTATTTGTTCTACTAATAAATTATATATATATCCTTTTAAAGTAAATTTAGCTTTTCCTAAATTATATTTTATATATTGAATTTTATATTTCATTATATGGTGCCAAAATTTTGTAAGTAATTTATTTGTTTTCATTTTTTTAGCAGTTGGCATTGCCCATATCCAGTAACCTTTTAATGCATCTTTATCCCATTTATTAATAGTATAATCCCAATGAATTTTATAATCTTCATCTGAAATTAATCCTTGTCTATTTAATTCTGTGCATATAACACTTCCAGCAGCTTCAGCAATTCCACCAAGAACTCCACCAGCAACTGCACCTATTGGTCCACCGACTGCCATTCCAATTGCTGCACCAGCTGCCATACCTTTCTTTTCTTTTACTTTAAATGCAGTCCCAAGTGCATATGCAGCCGTACCAGCTGCAGCAACTCCACCTAATGAACTTTGACCTATTTTCATTCCTGCTATTTCAGATACTTTACTTTTAATTGGAAGTTGCATTACTGAAATATCATTTCCACTAGCAATATTATATACCTGTAATCCAGTTTTTGCAAGGCTAGTATACTGATCAAATTTTTGTTTTTGAGCTGCAAGTTTTTGTTGTTGTTCAATTAAACTATAAGCTTTTTCTAATCCACCATCTCCAGATCCAGCCATAGGTTGCATATTCATAACTTTTTCTAAAGCTGTCATCTCTGTAG